ATTGTACAGAGTTTAAATGATTACAATAAACTTATAGCAACTGACAAGGAACTTACTAATCAAATTGGACCTAGACTTGCTGGGTTTGCTGATGAGATGGTGATGTTACAAAGAACAGAAGGTGCTGATAATATAAAACCACCAGAAGTAAAAGGCCAGTATGTAATTTATGGCCTGAACAAATATAGAGGTAAAGTATTTCATAGATTAGATGCACCTTCAGATGGCAAAGCACTACAGTTTGCCCGTGAATGGATAGAACAAAACTCAGAAAGATTGGGCGAACGTTGGGGGCTTGACAAAGGTAGACATTGGGACCTAGCCAAAGACCCACACGGTGAGTTTGCCCCTGCCCCAGCAGGTCAATATTCAGTAGTTGCCTAAAGCAATAAAATCATGAGTACATTTTAAATGCGTATCAAAGAACTTATTGAGGCAGCAGCAAGTGATGCAGATCTAAAAGCACGATACGGTGATTTTGATCCCGAAGATAAACCTATGCTACCGACAACAAATGTCGGCGGTGCGCCTGCTCCTACTCTATGGACGACATATGATGTAATTCGAAATATCTTAGGAAAAGATCGAGTAACAGACGACGATGACGAATTGGAACCTGGAATGTATTATGTTTATCAAAGCAGCGGGCCTCCTATGTTTAGAGATACAGGTGACGGTGTGGGCAGTATTAACTTACCAAACTTAGAAAGTACTGCTGCTAGAGATGTGGCACAGGCCGCACACGAGGCATATCATGCCTATGTTCATAGTAAGAGTCAAGGTGGGGTTGTTCATGCCAACGAAAAAATTATAAACAATCTAGCAGAAAAATGGCTACGAAAACATTTATCAGGACCCGCATTACACGTTGGATTAGAACAGATTGTGGGCAGTAGGATAAGTTACGGCCCAAATCATATTCCTACACAAAAAGGCAAGGTATAAAATGCGAGCTCACGAGTTTGAATCTAGTAAGTTAGTCATCTTTGACATTGATGATACTTTGGTACATACACAGACCAAAGTACACGTTATTAGAGATGGACAAGTGATTAAGAGTTTAAACAGCCACGATTTTACACACTACAAATTACAGCCCGGCGAAACATTTGACTTTGGAGACTTTGCCGATGCACGTGAGTTCTTTGAAAAATCTAAACCAATCATACCAATGATTAACCAACTTAAAAGTGATATTGCCACAGGCAATAAAGTTGTTATGGTCACTGCTCGTGCCGACTTTAATGATAGAGAATTGTTCTTAGATACATTCCGTAAGTATGGTGTAGATATGAATCAAGTACACGTATATCGTGCAGGTAATATGCAGGGTAAGATGCAAACTGAAGAAAAGAAAAAGATCATTATAAGAAACTTATTAAATAAGGGTAATTATAGCAAAGCAATAATGTATGATGATGCTGTGCCTAATTTAGATGCTTTTATGAGCTTAAAGGATGAATATCCAAAAACTAAATTTTATGCATGGCATGTAAGTTTAGAAGGTGAGGCCAGCGAGTTTGGTAGAACTAATGAAAACTTTGCCGATGGTAAGCATCCTGAAGATAAAGGTGACAGCAAACGATATCACGTTCCCACCAAGGGAAAGATAAGTACATTACGTAAGATAGCACATCAAGGTGGACGCAGAGGACAACTTGCACACTGGATGGCTAATATGAGATCAGGTAAAAAATAATGTTTAAAGAACATCAACTAAGATTAGATTGGGCACAAGAATTACCAAAATACTATTTTGATAATAGCCCATTTAAAACTCATTTATTAAATGCATTAAGTATTACATTTCCCCATGGTGAGAAATTCTTTATTGATAGTATAAAAAATTATAAGGATCAAATAACTGATCCTAGTCAATTAGAAGCAGTAACTGTATTTGTTAAACAAGAAAACTGGCATCGTTATGTTCATCAACAATATAACAAATGGCTAGTTGATCAAGGCTTGCCTGCTAAACACTTAGAAGAACTATCATTAAAGAAATTAGAATGGACCAAAGAAAAATTAGGTCATCGTGGATGGTTATGTGTAACAGCTAGTATGGAACACGTTACGGCAATATTTGCTGAACATATGTTAACACATCCTGAACTATTAGATAGTATGCATCCGCACTTTCGCCAAATATGGACTTGGCATTCTATTGAAGAAATCGAACACAAATCAGTGGCTATGGATACACTTAATGCGATAGGTGGTGGTAGTCGTCGCAAAGCAATGATATTGACTACAATGAACTTTGTTTGGGATATTGCTAAAAGTACTGTTATCCTACTCAAACACGATAAACAATTATACAAATGGCGCACTGTTCAAGATGCTTGCTCGTTACTATTCAGTCCCAAAAATGGATTGATAACAAAATTAGCGGCACCTTGGTTTACTTTTATGAAAAAAGATTTTCATCCAACTCAACACGATAATACAATATTGTTATCTCAATTCAGTAAGGCATAGAAATAATGTATAACTTTATAAAATATGTAGTAGAAGGCAAGGAGATCAAAATGCTTGAACAAGTGAAATTATCCTATGCACGTGATGCACTGGAACCCTGCCTTAGTGAAAAGGCATTAGACTATCATTATGATAAATTATACAGAACCTATGTTAATCGCTTTAACTCTGGGGAAGGTGACTTAGATTTTAATGAAGCAGGTGCATATTTACATAGTATGTACTTTCCGCAACTACAGATTCCAGATGAAACTAATGCTCCAATTGGAGTATCCAAAGAATTTATTGAACAACATTTTAAATCTTTTGATAATTTTAAAGAAGAATTTACCAAAGTTGCTATGGGTATACAGGGTAGTGGATGGGTTTACCTTGCCAAGAATGGAGAGATCAAAACTATTGTAAATCATCAGATTAAGAATGATATTATACTACTGATAGATTGGTGGGAGCATTCTTGGGTGTTAGATTATCAAGCAGACAAGAAAGGTTATCTTGCTAACCAATGGAAAATTATTAATTGGAATTTAATTAACGAAAGATTGTAATTAAGAAATAGGTTTGGTGTTTGCTAAGCCTATTTTCTTTTTAGTTTCTTCAGAATGTTTATAATTTCTTGTAGTAAATGTTGGTTTATCTTTTAATTGATCTTTTAAGATTTGCCGATGAGTTTCTGTTCTTGTGTATTTTCCAACTTTACTATTATCCAACTCTCCCGTTTTATATTTTAAACTTCGAAGTTGCGCTGCTGCTTTTATATTTGCTAATTTTATTGGGTCGGTTACTTTAATTCCTTTCTTAGTTGATATCTTTCCTTTACTTGATACTGAAAATTGTAGTTTAAGTTGCTCGTACCTTCTATTGGTTATATTATATCGTCGTTGAGTGTTAGATGAAACAGTGAGCATAAAAGCCGCCTTTGCCATTTTTGACTTCTGCTCACCTATTACCATTTTTGTTAATAATAAATGACAAATGAAATGTTCTCGGGCTGTTAAAATAGATATATTAGATTTATGATTTGATCCGCCAAGACTTCTTGGTATAATATGGTGTCGTTCGGTATAGCCGTCTATTACTCTGTTTGATGCTCGATCAATAATAGAATAATACCATCTTGTATATTTGTTTATTAAATACATTGCTGATAGTTCCTTATAAACTTTTAGAGCCAGTGGATCTTGCCGGATCGCGATTGGCACTTTTATTTATATCAAATTACTTGATTAATCCGATATTATCATATATAATATTATTTTAATAAAGGAATTTTATGAGTAAAGCATTTGGAGCACCCGAACAGGCTAAGATCAAACAAATCATTTCCGAAGGCATAACAGTAATGACAGAGATTCAAGACCTCACAGAAGGACTTAACGATACAATCAAAGCAGTAGCAGAAGAATTAGAAGTCAAACCCAGCGTGATTAAAAAAGCAATCCGTATTGCACAAAAAGATCAATGGGACAGCGTATGGAAGGAGTTTGATGATTTGGAAACCATTGTAGATATTTCAGGGCATTCACATCGTCGTACTGATGAATGATCATTTAATAAACATTATCAGTTGGATACGTAATGACTATAGAACATACCCTTTACGTTTTATCGTTGAGGTTACGGCTTGGGCGCTTAGTATCGGATGTGCGATCACTATGGCGCTCACAGTCCCAACTCCGCCTCTTATCATCCTGTATCCTATTTTTATTTGCCAGTGTATTATGTATGGGTGGGCTTGCTATAGCCGTAAATCTTTTGGAATGCTGGCTAACTACATATTGTTAGTCACTATAGATAGTATCGGCTTATTTAGGATGCTAAATAATTTATGAGTAAGGTTGAATCAGCCATAAGTGATCAAATAGGTGTGTGTAAGCCGCAAATTACATAAGGAGGAAAAATATGAGTTATGTAGACGCACGATGGGATCGTGAAAAAGACATTATCTATGTTGTTGAACGCGATCCAAAAAAAGGCAGACTTTATCAAGAGTTTGCTGCAAAATATTTGTTTTATTATCCGGATCAACGGGGCAAATATAAATCAATATACGGTGAAAATCTTAGCAAAGTATCCGCTCGAGGGTGGAAAGAATTTGTTAAAGAGCAAAAAATTCATTCAGGTCACAAATTATACGAAAGTGACATCAATCCAGTTTTTCGTTGTTTAGAAGAAAATTATCTAAATACAGAATCTCCAAAACTTAATGTAGCATTTTTTGACATTGAGGTGGACTTTGATCCGGAACGTGGCTATAGCACTCCTGAAGATGCTTTTATGCCGATTACCAGTATTGCAGTTCACCTACAATGGTTAGATACATTAGTATGTTTTGCTGTTCCGCCTAAAACATTAACAATGGCTCAGGCACAGGAATTGGTCAAAGATTTTCCTAATACTATATTATTTGAAACTGAAGGAGAAATGTTAGATGCATTTCTAAATCTAATTGAAGATGCTGATGTGTTAAGTGGTTGGAATTCGGAAGGCTATGATATTCCATACACTGTAAATCGAGTTACTAAAGTACTAAGTAAAGAAGATACCCGAAGATTTTGTTTGTGGGATCAATTTCCAAAGAAAAGAGAATATGAGAAATATGGGAAACAGGCTGTTACTTATGATCTTGTTGGTCGCGTTCATTTGGACAGTCTCGAACTGTACAGGAAATATACCTATGAAGAACGCCACACATATAGACTCGATGCCATCGGAGAAATGGAAGTAGGCGAAAGTAAAACTGTCTACGAAGGTACATTGGATCAACTATACAACAATGACTTCCGTAAGTTTATTGAATATAACAGACAGGATACAGCACTACTTGACAAGCTAGATAAAAAACTAAAATTTATTGATCTTGCTAATACAATTGCTCACGAAAATACAGTATTACTACAAACCACAATGGGTGCTGTAGCAGTGACCGAACAGGCCATTGTTATAGAATCACATCGTAGAGGTATGATTGTACCCGGACGTCCCAAGCGTGATGAAGATGCAGTTACACAAGCCGCAGGTGCCTATGTAGCATATCCTAAAAAGGGATTGCATGATTGGATCGGATCAATGGACATTAACAGTCTTTATCCAAGTGTGATTCGTGCATTGAATATGGGTCCGGAAACTATTATAGGACAATTACGTCAAGATTATACCAAAGCAGAGATTGATGAAAAGATTGCTAAAGGACATAGTTTTGCTGCATCTTGGGAAGGTAAATTTGGCAGTAATGAATATGAATTTGTTATGTCCAAGGATCGTGCCAATGATATTATTATTGATTGGGAAAACGGCGAAACGAATGTTATGAGTGGCGCACAGTTATATGACCTAATTTTTGATGGTGGAAATCCTTGGATATTGAGTGCAAATGGTACTATATTCACACACGAGTTTGAAGGTATTATTCCCGGACTGTTAAAACGCTGGTATGCTGAACGTAAAGAGATGCAGGCCAAACTTAAAGAATGTATCAAAGCTGAAAACAAAATTGAAGAAGAATATTGGGATAAACGTCAATTAGTTAAGAAGATTTTGTTGAATAGCTTATATGGTGCTATCCTTAATGCTGGTTGTAGATTTTTTGATAATCGTATTGGACAAAGTACAACATTAACTGGACGACGAATTGCCAAACATATGGCCAGTAAAATAAATGAAGTTGTTACAGGTGATTACGATCATCTTGGCAAAGCTATTATATATGGTGATACAGATTCGGCTTATTTTTCAGCTTACAGTAGCCTCAAGAATGAAATCAATAAAGGTCAAATTCCCTGGGATAAAAGTACTGTGGTGCAACTTTATGACACAGTATCCGATGAAGTAAATTCAACATTTCCACAATTTATGCTCGATGCATTTCATTGTCCAAAGAGTCGTGGTGAAGTTATTAAAGCTGGCCGAGAAATTGTTGCTATCAAAGGATTGTTTATTACTAAGAAACGTTATGCTGTATTGTATTATGACAAAGAGGGCAAACGTACAGATGTAGACGGTAAACCAGGTAAAATTAAAGCAATGGGCCTGGATTTGAAACGTAGTGATACTCCTGAATTTATGCAGAAGTTTTTGGAAGAAGTATTGACTAAAGTTCTAAATGGTAGTCAAGAAGAAGAAATTCTTGATATGATCAATGAATTTAGAACTGAATTTAAGGCTCGTCCAGGTTGGGAAAAAGGCAGTCCTAAACGTGCTAACAATATTGCTGCCTATGAAGCAGAAGAAAAGAAGAAGGGTAAGGCTAATATGCCCGGACACGTTCGCGCTAGCATCAATTGGAATACACTCAAACGTATGAATGGTGACAAATATAGTATGGGTATTGTAGACGGAATGAAAGTTATTGTTTGTAAAGTTAAATCTAATCCATTAGGCTATACAAGTATTGCATATCCAGTTGACGAAATGCGTTTACCTAAATGGTTCCAAGAACTTCCATTTGATCATGCTGAAATGGAAATGACTATTATCAATAATAAACTTGATAACCTTATTGGAGTTCTAGAATGGGATCTAGAATCTACCACACAAACAAATACTTTTGGGTCATTATTTGACTTTGAGTAAAATATTTGTTGACTTTCTCCCTAAATCTAAATAAACTAACTAAAAGGAAATTATTATGAAATCTATTCTACAAGACATCGTCGCACATACAAACAAATTAGGCTTTCTAAATATTGTTAAGGTAACTGGCACAGATGAAAAAACTCTAATTGACTCTATGGCAGATGACCGTAGCGTTATTATGTATGCCGAAACTGCCGATCCACATCCAGATATGATTGGTACATATGGTATGCCTCAACTTGAGAAACTACGTTATCTATTAGATGGCAAGGAATATCAAGATGGTGCCAAGATTGAAGTAGTTACTGCTGAACGTAATGGCGAAACTATTCCAGTTGGTCTTCACTTTGAAAACAAAGATGGCGATTTTAAGAATGACTATCGCTTTATGAATCAAGATCTTATCAATGAAAAATTAAAAACTGTTAAGTTCCGCGGAGTTAAATGGAATGTTGAAGTTGAGCCAACTATTAGTGCTATTCAACGTTTTCAATTCCAAGCCGGTGCTAATACAGAGCATACAACTTTCTTGGCAAAAACAGATGGCGGTAATTTGAAGTTTACATTTGGTGATCTTAGCAGCCACGGTGGTGAATTTATTTTTGCCACAGATGTTGTAGGTAATCTTACTAAAGGATGGACTTGGCCAGTAAACAGCGTATTGAGCATTTTGAAGATTGCCGATGCTAATAATGCTAAGATTGGTTTCAGTGATGAAGGTGCTATGCAGATCACTTTAGATAGTGGCATTGCTACTTACAAATACATTATCCCAGCACAGGCATGATAAAAGGTCTGGCAGGCGGCGTCGGCATTTCGGTAGCAGGAGGTAATACTTCTCCGCCGTATGTGGCTATGACTACCGAAAATCCCGTGCAAGGGATGTTACGGATTTGGGGTAATGATTTACAAGTGTTTAACGGAACTATGTGGCAGAATACAAATGCTTCGTATGCAACTATAACATTAGACGAATATACTTTAGAATTATTAAATTGGGCAAGGAAGAAAAAGATAGAAGAAGAAGTTCTGTTATCATTGCCCAACGATAACCCTGCTGTTAAAATTGCTAGAGAAAATATAAATCGTGCTAAAAAAGAACTTGCCCGCGCAGAAGAACAATTAAAAATAACAGAGATATTAATTCAAGAACATGAAACAAGTTAATTTAACACCACTACAAAAAGACTATGCGGTATATTTGCCAGCAATTAGTAGTTTTTATAGTACGTATATTGCTAAACAAAGAATAGAAAAATTTATACCAGATGATCGTATTCCTAAAGGATTTGATCGCGGCATTGAAGGTATGAATTTTCTTAATCCAGAACAAGGATATTTTACTTATAAGTATGGTTTGTATTCAGCAGGTCATGCACAATTAGATCTTAATAAAAGTGTTGTTCAAGAATCAATGATACAACAACGAGATCGTAATAACACTATGATCTTAGGCGACTCAGGTGGATATCAGATTGGTAAAGGTGTTCTTAAATTTGATTGGTTAGACTTTGAAGGTCCTGCTGCTACTAAAACTCGAAAACAAATTTTAGATTGGCTTGAACTAACTGCCGATTGGTCAATGATGCTTGACGTTCCTACTTGGGCCTGCGATCACATTCATAGTCCAAAAACAGGATTGAAAACATTCGATGACTGTTTAGATAAAACAAAATACAATAATAAGTTCTTTTTAGATAATAGACAAGGACTTACAAAGTTTTTAAATGTTCTCCAAGGCAATGATTGGGATACTGCTGAGAAGTGGTATAATGGAGTAAAAGAATTTAGCGATCCGGCAATATGGGGCGACAAAGCCGCAGAAGGTTGGGCCATGGGTGGCGCTAATATGTGCAAGATGGATATTACCTTAAAGCGACTAATGACTCTTAGAGACGAAGGTTTGCTTAATGGTAAAGACTGGATGCACTTCCTAGGCACAGCACAATTAGATTGGGCTGTATATTTGACTTCAATTCAACGACAAATCAGAAAACATATCAATGAAAACTTTACCGTATCTTTTGACTGCGCCTCACCGTTTATTGCAACAGCGCACGGACTTGTCTACACAAACGCACAACACACACCAAAAAGGTGGAGCGTTATTATGGACAAAGCCCCAGACAACAAAGCACTTGCAGAATCAGACATACCATTCCCATTCGAAAGTGAATTCGGTCGCAGATTGACAATGGGTGACATTTGTCATTATGCTCCGGGGATGTTAAACAAGATCAAGAAAGAAGGTAAAACTAGTTGGGATAGTTTTGCGTATGCACTAATGATGGGTCATAATGTCGAATGTCACATTGTTGCTGTACAACGTGCTAATCAATTAGCAGATATTGAAACTACTAGATTTAAACCAGATTGGAGACATTGGAATAAACTTAATGCTAAAGATTCTAATGCTGATCAATATAGCGATTGGGTTCCACGCAATATTTTATACTTTGATCGTTTTGTCGAAGAGTTGTTTAACACCAAATCAAAAGCAGAAGCATTTGAAATGATTGATGAAGGATTGAACTTCTTAAGAAGCCTCGAGGGTTCTCGTATGCAAGGCGGCCTTGCACAAAATACATTTACAAAACATTTTGTAGTTGACAATGTAACCAAAGCAGCAGAAGCAGATCTAGAAGATGTTGAAGATGAAAAGTACAGAGCACTTGAAAACAGATTGGCTGAATAAGCTATTGCATTTGAATAATAATTCTGCTATACTAATATTATGAAACGTGATTATACAACTGGCGAAACAGACAATGTTCAATTCTTTACAGGTGTAGAGGTTGAACATACGCCTGCATTTGGAATGAAAACATTATTTGTTACAGGCATTCAATCTTTTGAAGATATTGCTAAAAATTTAAATGGTGCAAAGCATATCTTCTTTGGTGCTAATCATAGTTTTAATCCCACAAACTACGACGAGTGGAGAAGTTGGGACTCAATGATTGAGTTCTTTCTAAGATTAGAATACTTATGTAGTCTTGACATTCCAATCAACTTAGCAGAAGAATTTCTAGAAAGCGGTTTGAATGAACACAATAATTTTATTCCGCAAATTCGTGTTCCGCTTCCTTATATTAAATTGTGGAACTACAACACAATGATTAAATTCGATGATAAAGATTTTAAAGCAACTAATCCCGGTGTATGGTCCCACAGTCTACATACACTTATGGATCGTAAAAACTTTACAGACTGGAATCAATACAAAAACGACGAAGTAATTAAATGAACGATTTATCAGTTATCTGGGTGACCTTTCGCAAAGAAGGTATCCATATGTATCCCGCAGCCGCAACTGATCCTAAGTTAGCCACAGGCGATGAATATGATGTAAGTTTCCTTGGAACTCCACATCGACATATTTTCCATTTTAAAGTTTCTATTGAGGTCTTCCAAGATGACCGCGATATTGAATTTATCCAGTTTAAGCGTTGGCTTGAGAAGTGCTACAATGATGGCATTCTTGAACTCAACCACAAATCTTGTGAAATGATTGCTCGTGAACTTAACACGACAATCACTGCAAGGTATCCCGGTCGTAAGACTATCATTGACGTAAGTGAAGATGGCGAGAATGGCGCTACACTTACTTTTTTTAATCAACCCTAATAATAGGAAAAACTTAAAATGGCGCAACCCGCTTACATTCAAAAAACTCTCCGTATGAAACCCGAGGTTACAAGGATCTTTGATGATCTGGATACTTGGCTTGATTACTGTCGGTTTAATTTGATTGCATTTAATCCCAGCGATATGTATCGCTCAATGGAATATCGCAATTTTCAACGTGGACAAGAATATCTTGAACGTAAAGCACGTAGAGAAAATCGACCACGTCAGGACAATTAATATGTCAAACGTCTTTCTAGTTGATTTAGAAAGCGTAGATACTAGGTACACGGGTCAATGGAAGACTCATGTACCTAATCTTTTACGAAAGGCAGGACATAATGTTCAAATTATCAGCGGCCCTACAGATATTCCTAGTGCTACTACCCCTGGGGCTTTTCTTAATTTTGGCGGCACAAACATCTACAAAGCTCGGCAGGTTGAGCAGATGGGTCGGCTATTTTGCGACGGAGCCGTTCATGCAGGTGATCAT